AGTTAATAGGGCAACTGACGGTGATACAAGTTTGAGAAGTGGGATTATAGAATTAGAAAAAGCTGGGTATCTAAAAAGGGAAAGACAACGAAATGAATCTGGACAGGTCAAAGGGATGATATATCACATTATAGAAAACCCAAATCAGCAGGAATACCTCATTAATATTGCATCTGAGCCTAAATGGGAAAACCCCATACAGGCAAACCCCAATCAGGAAAACCACATCCTAATAAATACTGATAAACCAAATACTAAAGAACAAAAAACTAATATAAAAGAGGGGGGACAGGTCCCCCCCTCAGAAACTAAATCTGATTCAACCTCTTTAGCTAAACAGACTACACTTTTAGATAAAAAAGAAACTAAAAAACAAAAGAAGGCTAGAGAGATAGGAAAGATGAGGAATATGATTTTAGCTTTCACCACCAATCAAGAGGTACGGAAGGCACTCACAGATTACCTTAATTTTAGAGTAGGTAGGGGACTTACCTTAAAACAATGGGAGTTGATTCTTAGTGATCTTAGAGAGTATGCGGGAACAAGTGCATCCTTAGCTATTGAAAAGATTAATCATGCTTTAGCAGGTGGGTACATGACAATTATTGCTAGTTGGGAAAAGGATAAAAAAGCAGGTCGAGGTAAAAATACCTTTGATAATACGGCTGGACATGAGATTGAAGATGTAGGCTTGTCAGATGAGGAGCGGTTTGCAAAGATTGAGGCCAATTTAGTCAGGGATAAAAATGGGAATCCAATAGTATTTTAGAAAGGAGGTGGTGCTATGAAAGAAAACAAAAGGGAAGCAAAGCACTGGCAGATATGTTCTAGGCTTACAAAGATTTATAGGGATAAAAATAGCGATTATGGGAATTCATTTGTGAAAGTGAGAGAGGAATTCCCTAACGCGATTTTAATTCGCTTATCAGATAAATTAAACAGGCTAAAAACTTTATATAGTTGCATAGAGCCGATGGTGCAGAATGAAAGTATTATTGACACCTTATTAGACCTTGCCAATTATTGCATTATGGAGATCATCGAAATTGAAATGTCAATGGAGGAGTGAGAATCCATTTGAATGCAGATAAATATCAAGAATTAGCCATGAGGACAAGAAATAGCCCTACCAGGACAACAGCTTTAATTACTGGCGCACTTGGATTGACCGGGGAAGCTGGGGAAGTTGCTGACCATATCAAAAAATGGTATGACCAGGGTCATGAACTACAGATCGACAAAGTTATTAATGAACTAGGCGATGTCTGCTGGTATGTGGCTTTAATGGCGACTGCGCTTGATGTTTCACTTAGTCAAGTATTAGAGCAGAACATTGAGAAATTACGAAAAAGGTTCCCCAACGGTTTTGAGGTTGAAAGGAGTGTGAATCGTGAGGATAATTAAGTCTAGACTTCGAGAATTGCAAGAATTATTACCTGCGATTTTTGATGATATAGGTTTATAAACTACCAACATTTTCTATATAATAGTCGAACGAGATAGCAGTTTGAACACGTAGGCAAGGAGGCTGGGTAATGGAACACTTGAAAAGTATGGTTTTGGGATTGATTCCAGATAAGAGGGCAGAAGCAATTCAAAGCAAGGAGTTGCAAACCCTCACGGGCCTTTCATTTCGTAAATTAAAGGAGGTGATTACCGAATTACGGAAGGAGCATCCTATATGCTCAAAAGAAATAGATGGGGGCGGTTATTGGATAGCAGAAAATGAGAATGATATTAGAGAGTTCATTATGATGATCGCAAAGAGGCGGAACGGGTATACCCAAACAATTAACCGCATGCAGAGGCATTTAGATGATATGTAATGGGAGAGTCCAGGATGGATTATAGGTACGAGTTCAGGCAGGAGGATTGTTGGTATAAAGAGACATGCGGACTGTATCTTGGGGATAGGTGCAACGCCTCCTGCCTTCGTTACATGGAAATGGATTTTTTGATGCAGACCAGTGGTATTCCCAAGAATAGGCAGTACTCGAACCCCTTATCACCAGACCCGCAGGATTTGCAAGCCTTTTTGCGATTAGACGAAATTCGCCAGAACATACTAGAGTTTGTACAAACAGGGGCGAGTTTATACCTCTACAGCAAAAACTTTGGTAACGGTAAAACAACTTGGGCAATTAAGCTAATGCAGAAGTATTTTGATTTAATTTGGGCGGGCAATGGGTTTAGGTGGCGGGGGATTTTTTTACACGTCCCAACGTTTCTTACAAAAATAAAGGAGAACATCGACCGAAAAGATGAAAGGTTTCAAGAGGTTAGGACAAGGCTTGGAACGGTTGATTTGGTTATCTGGGACGATATAGCTTCTGTCAAGTTATCCGATTTTGACCATACGAATTTACTTTCCTATATAGACCAGCGAAGTTTAAACGCCTATTCCAATATTTACACAGGAAACCTTGAGGGCAGCGAATTACGGGAGGCGTTGGGAAACAGGCTTTACAGCAGGGTGTGGAACGAATCGGTGAAAATAAAGCTAGTCGGTCCGGATAGGAGGGGAAGCAGATGGTAACCCTCCAAATACTGAACAAGATTTTAGATACTGGAGACATGGACCTAATTTTAAAAAACGGCCTTACGGTTGATTACTTTATCGGCTATGAGGATGAATTTACTTTTATCGTCGACCATTATGCAAAGTATGGCAAGGTTCCAGACAAAGCCAGTTTTTTAGATAAGTTCCGAGACTTTGCGTTGGTTGAGGTCAAAGAGCCGGACAAATATTTGCTAGAAACCCTTTATGAAGAATATTTGTATTACCAATCTGTCGAGGTAGTGCAGGAAGTAGCTAGGCTACTAAAAACGGATTCTAGAGTTGCGGTTGAGTATTTACAGAGTCAGTTACCCAGATTGCAGGCAAAAACAGTCACAGATGGTACGGATATTATTGCAGAGGCGAGCAAAAGGCTTGAAACCTACAAAGAGAAGTTAAAAGGGGAAAAGCCTTGGTATATTCCAACAGGGCTGGAAGAATTGGATGAGATCTTACATGGTTGGGCAAGAGGAGAAGAATTTGTCGTTATCTTTGCAAGAACTGGGCAGGGAAAGTCGTGGTTTTTAGTGAAAACGGCTGCTCATGCCTGGCAGGTGGGGTACAGGGTAGGCTACATAAGCCCAGAAATGTCCCCTGATAAAATTGGTTATAGGTTTGATACGGTAAATAAACATTTCTCCAACCGAAACCTTGTGTGGGGGAGGGAGGAAGAAGGATATGAGCAGTACATTGCGGAACTTAGTGGAAAACCCTTTATTGTAGCCACTCCGCAGGATTTCCAGAAAAAAATCACTGTTAGTAAATTGAAACATTTTTGCCAGTCTCACAAATTAGATATTCTGGCAATTGATGGCATAACATACCTAACTGATGAACGATACAAGAAGGGCGACAGCAAGGCAACCACATTGACAAATATCAGTGAGGATTTGCATGGTTTAAGTTTGGAGTTAGGTATTCCTGTTTTGGTTGCGGTACAATCCAACCGAGGAGGGGTAAGAGACAAAGATGAGGATGGAACTCCGGAATTAGAAAATATTAGAGATTCGGACGGGATTGCTCAAAACGCAACCAAGGTGATTGCTTTAAGGCAAACAGGAGCAGGTTTGGAGTTTGGCATTAAGAAGCATAGGGATGGGGAAATGGGTGGTAGATTATTGTATTATTGGGATATAGATAGAGGCGAATTTATCTATATTCCATCCGAAGGAGATTCAGTTATGCCTGTAAAAAGGCAGGCGGAGGTTGAACGTATTAAAAGCAGTTTTAATGACGGCGCGGAGGTGTTCTGATGTTCCGGGTGGGGAACATACCCATTCTTGCAAGTGAAATGGAAGTTTTGCTGAAGTTAAAGCAGCAGCTTGAATGGGCAGGCATTTCCTTGTTTGCTAAATTTAAGCGAAGCGGGGCGAATATACAATTCAACTGTCCTATCCATGCCGGAGGACAAGAACAAAGACCCTCCTGCGGAATATCCATAGAAGGAGGTGAGGCTCCTCCCGGGCTAGTTCATTGCTTTACCTGCGGTTATACCGCCACTTTAGAGGAAATGATCAGTCATTGTTTTGGCTATGATGATATGGGAAGGTTTGGGCGGGATTGGTTAATAAAGAATTTTGTAACGGTCGCTGTTGAAAACAGGGAAGATTTACAGTTAGATTTGGGAAGAACCAAGCCAGGGGTTGAAATTGAATATGTATCTGAGAAAGAGCTGGAATCTTACCGGTTCTATCATCCATACATGTGGCAACGGGGTTTTACTCCAGAGGTTGTAGAGTTATTTGATGTAGGGTACGATAAGAAAACAAATAGTTTGACATTCCCGGTGAGGGATAGTTTGGGAAGAACCTTATTTGTTGGTAGGCGAAGGGTAGATCGAAAGTTTTTTCATTATCCGAAAGGGGTGAGTAAACCTGTTTATGGAGTATATGAAATACCGAAAGATGTTACAGAGGTTATAATATGTGAATCTTTTATTGATGCTCTTACCTGTTATGTTTATGGAAAACCTGCCTTTGCCCTGCTGGGAACAGGGAATAGACTGCAGTACGACCACCTAATGCGATTACCTTATAGGAAGTATATACTAGCATTTGATGGCGATGATGCGGGCAGAAGGGCGGATGAGCGGTTCCGACAAAATGTAAAAGGGAAAATCATCACAACCTTAGAGCTGCCAGAGGGAAAGGATGTTAACGACCTAAGTCTGGAAGAGTTTCAAAACCTAAAAGAATATTTTTAGATCAAGAAGGATTTTAAGGGATTATATATAATTATAGAAACAGGAGCAAATACAAAAAGTTATTTCAAGGAGGAAACGGAAATGCAGGAAACTTACAAGATGTTGGTGGGATTGACGCAAGATAAATACAAGGATTTATCAATGGAGCAATTAGCTCTTGAGTATCAAAAGGAGTTGAATCCATCTATTCTGGCAGAATCTTTTGTGCGTAATTACAATTTTATTTTTCGGATAGCTTCTGGGTATTACGGGCTAACAGAGCAAGATATTGCAAGTTACGCCTTAGAGCGCCTCGATTTTTGTCTACAAACATTCAAGCAGGGTAATGGTTTTTTGACCTATTATGGCACTGTTTTGAAAAACAAATTTAGAGAAGAGACCCAGTATCTGAATACCCATAAAAGGAAAGCCATATTTCACTCCTCCAGTTATGAGGTTATGGTGGACAATGGGTTTGACCTTGCGGCTAGTGCCCAAGGCAATGAAATGGCCGAGTTAATAGAGGATTTGCGGGAGTATGGGCTAGATGACCGGGAAATTGAGTACTGCTTTTACCTGCTGATGGGTGAATCCAACGCAGAGATAGCCAAAAACATGGGTTGTACTATAATGACCCTTTGCAATATGAGAAAAAGAATGAGGATTAAACTGAGAAATTTTGCTTTAGCTTTAGGATTCTAGGATAATTTATATATAATAGTTGAAGGCGGGGGAGGAGAACTATATTTGAGAAAGTGGTTGAAAAACTTGCAGAAGAAGTTAGCTATTTGGTATTTTAGAAAGGCGTTTAGCCTTAAAAAACATACAGAGAAAAAGGAGGACAAAACAAATGCCAGTAAAATTTAAGATGAACGAAGCGGAGCATTACGGTGGGCGAGGTGCAGGCAGTTTCTTTCAGTTAAAAAATGACAAAGACACCGCGCGGGTCAGATTCATGTATAATGGGATTGACGATATTTACGGATATGCGGTGCATCAGGTAATGGTGGACGGTAAGCAAAGGTATGTGGCCTGCTTGCGGGAATACACTCAACCTATTGATGATTGTCCGTTTTGTGCGGCAAAGATACCTGTACGGGCAAGGCTTTTCTTATTCCTCTATGATGTTGACACAGATGAAGTTAAGGTTTGGGAGCGAGGAAGATCCTTCTTTTCTAAGATGGCAAGCCTTGCTAGTAGGTATAATCCATTAGTAAGCACAGTTTTTGAGATTGAACGTAATGGGAAACCTGGAGATACCAACACCACTTACGAAACCTATCATATTTCAACCGACGACACAAGGATAGAAGACCTTCCAGAAATTCCAGATATTGTTGGTACTATAATCTTGCAGAAAGAATTTGAAGATATGGTCTTTTATTTAGACAATGGATACTTCCCAGATGAGGGAGTAGTTGCTCGACCACAGAGAGGTGGAGCGCAACGATCGGCTTCAGATAACCAATCCTACCCAATCGGAAGAAGAACCCCTGCAAACGCTCCTACAAGGGGAAGAAGAACTCCAGCTGCTCCACAGGACGTGTTTTAGATGAAGGGATTGTTTCAACTCCCGCCAAGGGCAACCAAGGCGGGAGACCTATCTTTAGTTAATAAGTTAGCCAAATCCGCCCCTGCAAGTAGGGGGGTAGCGGTCAGGCAGGGCAAAGGTATTATGGAGCGAATACCTTCAATTAGGGCTGTGGCTAATCGTTATCTGGGGCAGTATGCGGACATTTACAGGGTTATTCAAGATGAAAAGGAATTAGAAGATTATATCACTAAGGCGATTGAGGATGGGGAACTTGCCATCGATACGGAAACTAATGGACTTGATTTTGGGGACATGGTTATTGTGGGGTTATGCCTATATTCCCCCAGCCAGACAGGGGTTTATGTTCCCCTAAATCATGTAAGCTATATTACTATGACAAAGTTAGATGGACAGCTTTCAGAGCAGTTTGTTGCGGAGCAGTTGGCAAGGCTTAAAGATACGAAGCTTATATTCTTTAATGCAAAATTCGACATCAGAGTAATCAACCAGACTTTGGGCGTGGAGCTAATCCCATATTGGGATGGGTATATAGGCGCTAGATTGCTAAATGAGAACGAGCCTGATAATGGGTTGAAAGCTTTGCATAATAAGTATGTTCTAAAGGGAAAGGGTGAATCTTTTGATTATGGGTCGATATTTAAAGGTATCCCTTTTTCGCATATACCCATCAACATCGCCTATTTGTATGCCGCTCACGACCCGGTAATTACTTATGAGTTATACAAGTTTCAAGAACCTTTTTTAACAAAAGATCATCCGACCTGCATTGAGAGGGATTTGCAAGGGGTGGCCTACGTGTTTAGGGAAATCGAAATGCCCCTTATTAATATTGTTGCCCAGATGGAAGACACTGGGATTGCCTTAGATTTGGAGTATGCCAAAGGTTTGGAAGAAAAGTATGGGCAGGAATTGGAGAAAGTTGAGCAGGAATTTTTTGAGGAATTGGCTCAATATAAGGATGTTATTGACCAATACAGAAAACAGATGGGCCCTGCCTGCAAGTTGGATGAAAGAATAAACCTCAATAGTCCAACCCAGCTTGCAATATTGCTCTACGATGTTTTAGGTATAACTCCCGTCGACAAAAAAAGTCCAAGGGGAACAGGTGAGGACATACTAGAAAAAATCAATATTCCTCTAACCCGCATTCTTTTGGAATATAGGCGGCTACAAAAACTAATGTCAACCTATATCACAAAACTACCAGTAAGCCTAAATCCCAGAACAGGTAGACTTCATGCAAGTTTTAACCAGGTGGGAACGGACACGGGTCGGTTTAGTAGCGCAGACCCAAACATGCAAAATATACCGGCCAGGAACAAGGATATTAGGCAGATGTTTGTTGCTTCCCCTGGGTATTGTCTCTTATCTAGTGACTATTCACAACAAGAGCCAAGATTGACTGCCCACATGAGTAGGGATGAAAAACTAATCAATGCCTATAAACAGGGAAAAGACCTTTATGTAGAGATTGCCTCCATTGCTTTCCACCTGCCTTATGAGGATTGCATGGAGTTTAGGCTGGATGGTACGTATAATCCAGAGGGAGCCGTTCGCAGACAAAGGTCAAAAGCAATAGTTTTGGGCGTTTGCTATGGGAAGGGAGTTCCAGCTATTGCGGAGGATTTGGGAATAAGTAGGGAAGAAGCTCAAAAAATTTATGACCAGATTATGCGAGCATTCCCGGGCCTTGAAAGGTTTATGATTGAA